ACAGATTCTTTGTCTGGCATCGTAAATTTGATATCATATTGTGCTAGATATGTCGCAAAGCTGATATGGTTGAACAAAGGGCGATTAGGAGATACAGACCCCTTAACATCATCACCATACGTTCCAAAAGCGCAATTCTGATAAAAATCTTGCACACTATCTTCAGGATAAATAGTGTAGTATGCACAACGCAATAGCAAAGAATTAACAATAGAGTTGATGATAACAGTCAAATTCTGACCTGAAGGATTCGATCCAAAGATCATGAGCAAATCACCATTGTATGCCATAAGGGGATATACGATTTCTGAAACGATTGATTCCATAAGCGTTATATCTTCAGGTCTATAATCACACTGCTTTGCTACAGAAATTAGAACATCAAATGCCGCAATTGTTAACTGTGCAGGCATCCTCTGATCATACTTACTGTAATCACCAGCCAGTATGTTATTTCCCTTGGAAATCATATGTTCATTAAGCTGACCCCATTCTGGTCCTTCTGCATTTGCTCCCACCATGCATTCTGTCAATAGTGGGTTCAATTGCATAATGCGAACCAAAGGTAAAAAGTACATGCGGATCAACAGTTGTAAAGCTAGTGGAGCGCTCTGAAACACTCTCACCTTCTCGCTTGTCAACTTTGTAGGTTCATCTTTCAAACACGCTTTCCAAACAAAATAACAACGTTCACCTTTGCGAAGAATTTCACACGTGCGATCAACCTCATCCCATATTTCTTCTGAAAAAGATTGAGGATAACCAACATCAGGGAATTCCTCTGGATCACATAGGACTAAATAATCGCGCTTCTTGCCGCTCAGTGGCCAACCGGGTGAAGTAGAAAAATTCATAGGATCTATAAATCTCTTGCCTTTCAAACCACTAACAGTTTCCACTTGATTAAGAGGTCGAGCATCCATTAATTCAGGTAAGCGAATGAATATTTCGTCAAATTGCACCATATAACTCTCCACGGCGCGGCTAACAACACCGCCCAAACTCAATGATGGATGAGCTAATTGCTCCAAAGCAACTTGATACGGATACACATTATCACCCTTCAGTTTGGGTGGACCCCACTTCTGAGGCACGCCGCAAACTTCTGACACGTGGGGAGAGATCAATGTGGGTACAACAATACTACGAGGTGTACTCCGAACTGACATGCTACCATATACTTCAATACTTGTATTTGGTGTCAAATATCGCACGGGACTTTTGTGATGGATGTCAGTAGACTCAACAAGTTTTGTTCCATATTGTTCTTCCGGCATATCACCTTCACTGCACAACCGTACAACACCAGGTTTGGAGCACATTTCTGAAATAGCACTCCGAACCATGTCTTGAGACAAATATCCAGCACCGCCTTTTACTCCAAAGCCACATAGATGAAACCCTAAAATGGTGGATCCACGTCCAACGGACACTATGGGGCTCATGCACATGCCATCTTGAGTTTCCACAGGTAAAGTATAAACACCACCTTGGAAATTTGCACATGTACGGTGTGAAACCTTCCGCGAGGAAAAAAGAGTTCTAAACATCTCACAATCTCCTTCCTTGGATTTATATACAAATATGCCTTCGGCAGAACAGGGTTTATCAAGTGGCAAAAATCGTGTCATACATTTCCTGCTACCTGCACTTGGTACCCAAACTAACGTAAAATCAGTATTTGGAATGCCAACGGCATATTCACGTGAAATGGTATCACGAAAATATCCGCCTGTAACCTTGGGAGACCGGGATCTGCATTGAACTGTAAATTCTGGTGCTTTCTCAAAATGTTTAAGAACAAAATGCGTAGGCAAAATCATAAAATTGCTTTCTACCAAAAAACCCCGTACAAAATGTTTTTCACTTTCCACATAGACAACGGAACTAGCACATAGAGCGGCTAGGTCAGCAGAAGTTGTAGTCTTCGAGGCTGTACTCATGGGTAAAGCACTAATAAAAGGTGTTGCCCACATATCAGGTTCAGCATCACGGGCGGCTACATCAGCCATGCTAGTGGGACTAAGATTACCTTGTGGATACAAAACATCTTTCATCCTGCGAACGTATTTGACAATGTAATATAAGGCAAACGCTGAACCCAAGAGGGCTATGCCTGCACGGCTGCGTGCAAATTGAATAAATGCAGGTGCTGTATTAGAGCGCCGCAATAATTCATTCCGAACAGCTTGACGTTCCCAATGATATAAAATGGCAATAACAGAACATGTTACATAAAAAGAAATAATCCCGTTAATATAATATCCTCTAACTATCCAAGCATATGATACAGCAAAACACCATAAATACAGGCAAAGAATCTTCCAGTAGCGGTCAACATAGTTGTGACGTCTAAAATATATAACTGTCCAAACAAACATGGGACGTTCTACAATGTAAGCAGGAACCCACGCAATCCAGTCAAAAATCCATGAATCATACCATGCGTCTAACTCGACAAGGTGGGACAAATCTACATGTCGTGCATGCCACCACATGGCCCTTAAATTCCAACGTTGTTGTTGTTGCCATCGTGCAAAATAATACAGATTGCGCATTGAAGTTCTATACGCATCGCGATATATGCGTGTAAAATAATTCAACAAGCCAGATTTATAATAATTGTACACATTGCTACGAGCTGTGGGGGATAAAGACAGTAGTGTAATGCAAATGTTAACCACAAAAGAAAAAGTAAATGAAACCGCATAAATCAAAAGAATACGCAAAACACGTGTTATCACTCCGCTTTGTTCTTCTAACTCTTCAGAAGTTCCCATCACAAAGTTACGCAAAGTGCGTAAGTAATTGGTATCACCCTGTGAACGAGCTTCTTCTCCAGGGAAAATTGCATCATCTACTACAGGAGGTAGAACATCATTAGTTTCGACACAAGGTGGGCAACTGCAGAAGCAAAAGCCACACGCTTGACACTTATTACTGGGAGGTTGCATCATAGTTTCTACTATTTCAGCTTGAAATTCATAATGTCGCTTGGAAGCAACCTGAACCCACTCCAAATATTCAGAAACACC